CTGTTACGCCAAGCGTATAATTTCTGAACTCCTGTATGTTTCCGACCTTAAGTCCACATGGTGCGAACTATGTAGGTGAGGAAGGAGCAGAGGACAACTTGGCGGGTTTTGATTCTCTTTTCACGGAGAATTGCAGCCTCGAGGACGTTCAAAACGTACTCAAGCACTCCAAGTCCAACTGCCGGATTAAATCTGGCGAAAGACTCGATGGCTATCTTAAGAGAAAGAGGTTCGGTTACCTCCGAGAGAGTGACCAAAGAACTTTTGTTAACCGTCTGCCCTATACAAACCATAGTGGTTTAAAGGCAGCTGCGGTGAAACTTTTCTCTAGCCAATGTCACATAATCGGGAAATTCCTGAGAGTGTGGCAATGGATAGATACCTGTCTTGCACTGGCGTTTGCGCAAGATAACGAGCACACCATCGACTTCAAAATGAAGTGGTGGATAATTGTGGCGCACGATGTTACATCGAGCTCCTCAATTCATTATGCTTCAAAGAAATGGGGTAAATTCGCACTTTATCTCACCCTCCATTTTGGAGGTGCCATCCAGCCGCTCCCACAATGGGAGCCCTGGTTTCCAAAGTTCCCTAAGGGAACTTGGATGGTAAAAGAGCCAGGAACTCTGACGAGAGAGGAGAAGGCACAATGCCGTATCCTCTCCGATAAGAGAGGCCTCCCCTGTGGTGACTCAGTCACTAAGGAGATTGCTTTAGCCGACCATTTAACTGCCCTTACGAAGGGAGATACTGTATCTCCCCAGCAAGAGGCGGACCTGGTAATGTACTCAGGTATGGCGGCCGAGGCAATCAAAGAGGCTCTCTCAGAGAACTGGTTTAAAGGGCGAACTGGTCATATTTCGCTTTCGAATTCTGCGTGTTTTGAAAACTCGCGGGATTTCGGAGGGAAACGGGCTTACATTCTCTCGGCGCTCCGAGGGTGGCTCTGTGAGCAACCCAAGGAGAACCGTGAAGTAAGACTCCCCACAGGGGAGTCCTACATCGAAGAGAAAGATACACCACGATGGCGTACTGTTAAGCCCCCCGGTATGGATCGGGCAATTGACCTTCCTTCAGGTTTACGAAAAGCAACGGGAATACTAACCGATGACTTTGCAGATGGGGAGCAAGAAAGAGTTGGTTTCCAACTCTTCTGCTGGGCTTTTAGCACTCTTATAGAGGATGAATTCCTCGACCATAATGGTCAGAGTACAGGAAAACCCATGCCCATTTCCAGGATCGCCATAGGCGAGCCCGGATGCAAGGTCAGGATCGCAACCAGATCAAAGGCAGCCTTCATTATATACGGACAACCCTTTGCTCATGCTATGCGTGAGCTCCTTGAACACCATCCCTCCCTCAGGGCGGGATTGGGTTCTGGATACCAACTCTTTGAGTGGTTAAAGGGTGTCGGGAAAATCCCAAAGTATGTAATGATAGGTGACTTTGACGCGGCTACCGATCACATCCAGCATCGTGCCGGACGGATAGCATTGAAAGTTCTAACTAGTAAGCTTGGAGCTGATAGGAATGGGTATGCAAATAATTTCTTAGACCTTCTTCTTTCACCTAGGGTAATCGAAGAAGACGGGATCGTGACAATCACGAACTCGGGCTGTCTTATGGGAGAACCTGGAACGAAAATCGTTCTTACCTTCCTGGCACTTGTGGCAAATTGCTACGCCAGAAGGGGTCCCCCCTCGGAATACTTTGCAACCGCAGGCGATGATCAGATAGATGCCGCAGACGAACTCTCAGAGCTCGAAAGGTATGCGGAAGCTTCCAAGGTCACCACAATGGTGCCCTCCATTGAAAAATGGGGAATCTTCACATATCAGGCAAACTATTGTCAGCAACTTCTGGATATCCAATGTGGAGATCCTAAAGAAGCTGAGATCGCGGTACCGAAGCCTCGCCTCATAAGTCCTGAAACGAAATCAGGCAGGGGCGACGACGACACCAATCCAGCCTATGGGAAATGTTCCCAACTGGCAAAGGAAATGGAGTGGTCGGGCTTTGAAAGGTTAAATAGGTCAATGATCCTTCTGTTCCTCAGGAATATGAAGAGATTTATTGAACCTAAACCAGAGGTCTTCCTGAAACGGGAGTGGGGCGGACTTGGTCTGCCCGGCTTCCCTCAGGATAGGCTGGTAAGGTTACTACCCCAGTGGCATCAGACGCTGATAGCCCACCGGGAACTGGGTGACCCGCATGCGAGGAAAGTCCTTGCTAGCTGGTCCACCAGTAGAATCTTACACAGAGGCCTTCTGGAACCCGATACCGACGCCTATACAGAACTCTTAACTGAGTTCCTTCCTACAGCAACCATTGGTCAACTCGATTTGCAGCTCCCCCCCAGATCCCGCTACCGTGAGAAACTCAAGGTGGCGAGAGATGAGGGGTGGATTCCTTTAGACGACGTTTTAAACGCTGTTAAGGAATCGCAAGTCTATGAGAACATCTGGGATTTATCTACACAGACCGATCGAGGATATTCCTCGGTGAGCTGGCTAAAGAGGTCCGAGAGAATGGAGAAAATTTCTGAGAAATTTCCTCCCCTCTCCCTTCTTAAGATTCCCGAGTCGCCATCATGGCAACCCGGGCTTCTAGCCATGGTCCACGGACAATTCGGATTATTCGAAATGAACGTGAGTGAATGCTTAGACTTAGAGGAGGGCGAAATTAGACATAAAGTCTTTCCCCTAATGGGGACATTTGCCTCCCCCCGAGTCTTTTTGCATTATGATAATGACAGACTGATCCTAAACGCAACCTCGCGGAAGCGCAGTAACGGACCATCCGCATCTTAGAAGCATGAATTCAAACAAGGGTCTGAGACCCTCTAATCCTCTCT